TTTAGAGCAAGATGACAATGAAATCTCAGAAGAAGATGATGAAGAAGTTGATGAAACTCTTACGCTTGATGAAAGTGCTATTTCTTCTTTGCTCGGATTGCTTGGAGAAGGTGACATTTCCAAAGAAGAAAATTTTATGAATGAGTCATTTGATAATGTTGAGGCTTTAAAATCAGCTTTGAATAAATTATCAAACGATGAAAGATTAAAAATAATGGAAGTAGCAAACAAAATTGATGGTTCGTCAAATAAAATGAGCCATTCACGCATAGTTAATAACAATTCACAGGAGAAAAATAACATGTCAAAAGACAGATACTATGAAGTAGATCTTCAAATGTTGCGTGAAGCCGTTGAAGATAAAGCTGACGAAACTTATCACATGGAAGGCGACTATCACGAAGGTGATGAAGTTGAAGAAAATTACCACGACATGTCAGAAGACGAACTAATGGAACTCTATGACATGCTTAACGAGCAAGACGAAGATGAAGCTGAAGAACCAGCTGAAGAAGAAGAAGCTGAAGATATTCCTGAAGCTGATGCTCCTGAAGAATCTGAAATGCTCTCTAAAGACGACGTTCGTAGAGAAATTGAGCAACTTATGGCAGATTTAGGATTAGATGCTGGTGAAGAAGATGTAGAAGCTGCTCCTGCTGCTGAAGGTGATCTTTCTTCTCTATTCGGTGGTGATGAAGCCGAGGAACCAGCTGAAGAAGAAGAACCAGCTGCTGCTCTTGACGAAGTTTTTGAAATCGATGCTAATGTTCTTAAACAAGAATTAGCTCGTGTTCGTAGACAACTTCGTGAAGGTAAAGGTATCGCAAAAGATATGGAACACCACTTTGGTGGAAAAGGTAAGGCAAACGCCGGCGTGAAAGGCGCATTTGGCGGTGGTTCTGAAGGACAAGATGCTTTTACTAATCCTCCAAAAACACTTTTAGAAATGAGACGTAAATTACGTCAGCAAAGCCGTCAAAATCGCGCTTTGAATGAGAAACTGGGTAAATACAGAAGTGCTGTTGTAACTCTTCGTGAACAGTTGGAAGATCTCAATTTATTCAATGCTAAGCTTCTTTATGTTAATAAGCTTCTTCAAAATAGCTCGATTACAGAATCTCAAAAGAAATCTGTTATCAAAGCTCTTGATAAAGCAAATTCACTTCAGGAAGCAAAAACATTGTATAAGAGCTTAACTGAGACATTTAGTCGCAAGTCTGGCTCACCTTTAACTGAATCTAGACGTTTAGGAAGTTCTTCTAGAACAACCTCGTCTGCGTCATCTAATAACGCAATTGCCGAAGTTAATCGTTGGGCAACTCTTGCGGGTTTAAAATAAACTGATCACACATTATAGGAGAAATTAATATGTCACGATCATTTACACTTAATCAGTTGACCGAAGGTATCCGTAACAAAAACATGGGTGCTGAAGGGCAACGTTTAATGGAAAAGTGGACCAGAACCGGTCTACTTAGAGGTCTTGATGATCAGAAGCGCGAAACAATGTCACGCCTTCTTGAAAATCAGGCTGCACAATTACTTAGAGAAGCTAACTCTGTATCAACAGGTGCTGGTGGTTTAACCTCATCTGGCGATATTAACGGTTTTTCTAACATCGCTTTCCCAATCGTTCGTCGTGTATTCGGTGGTTTGGTTGCTAACGAACTTGTTTCTATTCAGCCAATGAGTCTTCCTTCTGGACTTCTCTTCTACCTCGATTACACCTACGGAACTGATGTTGGTGGAGATAACGATCTTAACTCTGACGATGATGGTGCTTTGGCTGCTACTCAAGGCGCAACATATGCTAGAGGTAACTCAATTTATGGTGGTCCTGCTGGAAAAAGTATTCGTGAAGGTGCTAATGCAACTGGCGGTCAATATGATTTAGTTGGTTCATCATATACTAAAGTTCACAAGTCATCTGCAATTGGTGCAATTGTTGCTTCTGGTGCATTTGGTTCAAGTACCTCATTGTCTGTTGACGGAACACAGTTCGCACACGCAACTGGTTCTGATGGTAAACTTCTTCAATTTGACGTTCAACTTTCTAGAAGAATTGAAGCGGGAACTCATGCTTACAACTTCTTGATTCTTAACGCTTCAGACGCTACCCTTGCTGATTTTGATATCACCAATGCTAAGTCTTTTGCTCTTAGAAGCCGTGATGTTACAACCGCGACAGCTAAGCAATTTGGTCTTGGAGTAATTGATTCTGAAGTTCAAGATGGACAGAACATTCTTAACGTTCGTCGTTTGAATCAAATTGGTTCATGGGATTCTGCAACAAATACTTTCACACCTGATCCTTTTGTTGCTCAGGCTTCTAGAAGACTTCTTGTTGTTGTTTCAGGTACCATTAATGGTTCTGAAGCAGAGCTCAATGCAGGTTTTGGTGCACACTTTACTGGTTCTTATGCAATTGCTGATACTTTAGATGCTACAAGTGATGCAAGTGGTTCAACACTTACTATTCCATCATTTGAGTCTAACTTTACTGCTGATCCTGATCCAGTTATTCCTGAAATTGATATCAAGATCGAGTCAATTGCTGTTACCGCTACCACACGTAAGTTAAGAGCTCGTTGGTCACCAGAACTTGCGCAAGATCTTAATGCATATCACTCATTGGACGCTGAGGTTGAATTGACCCAAATCCTTTCTGAGCAAATTGCACTTGAGATCGATCGTGAGATTCTTAACGACCTCCTTGTTGAAGCTAAAGGTGCTAATTACTACTGGTCACGTTCACCTGGTAAATTTGTTAACAAGTCTACTGGTGCTCTTGTAACTCCTGGTGGTGCTGGTACCGTTGGTCCTTCATTCACCGGTACAGTTCGTGAATGGTACGAAACTCTTGTTGAAACCATCATCGATGTTGCTAACGAAATTCATCGTAAGACTCTTCGTGGATCTGCTAACTTTGTTGTTTGCTCTCCAGAAGTTGCTACAATTTTCGAAGCATCAGTTCTTTACAAGCCAAATATTAAGCTTGACGGACAGGGACAAGCTTCTGCTCAGTTCCAACTTGGTGCAGCTCCAATCGGTAGTTTAAGTAATCGTTTCACTGTTTACAAAGATCCATACTTCCCACGCAACAAGATTCTTGTTGGTTTCAAAGGTGGCTCTTATCTTGAAACTGGTTACGTTTACGCTCCGTACGTGCCTCTCATCGTTACTCCTACCATTTTCGCACCTGAGGACTTCACTCCTCGTAAAGGTGTAATGACCAGATACGGTAAGAAAATGGTTAGAGCTGACTTCTACGGAACAATTACCTGCTTGGATATGGATGTAATCTAATCTACA